GCGCTTTTTTTGCTCGATTAGCTCACTTGATAATCCGTACAATTGGACTGACATCCAGGCGCGCGAGTCTTTGGAGAAGTCTTTATTGTCAATTCGTTTGTCTACTTCTTCAAAGACGGGCTTCACCTTCTCGATGATATTAGTCTGCCAATCGTATAGATCAACTGCCTTGATGGTTGTCGGCAGTAAGAACATAGCAAGAGATAAGAGAATTAAAAGTGTCTTCTTCATTTTGTGCACCTCCTAAACGTATACGATCTAAACGTATACGCTGTATTTGATTACTTTTCTGATGATGCGAGCTGGGTTATCCTCACTCACGATATATGGTGGATATAGTGGGTTGTCTGCTTGCAGTAAGATTGTGTCACCTGAGAAGTGAACGCGTTTAAGTGTTGCTTCCGTATCACCGTTGACAAGAACGGCGGCAATCTCGCCATTCTCTACGGATGGTTGTTCACGAATCAATACTAGACTTTTATCTGGTATTGTTGGGAACATCGAGTCTCCTTTTGTTTTGAGATAAAAAACATTACCGCTTGGGAGCAATTCTTCAAGTTCGTCTTCATAATAGTCAATGTTATCTTCACTTAGTATTGGCGAACCGCATGCGATAGTTCCTAACACTGGAACTCTTACAACTCGTCCGTTGCTTCTTATTTTATTAGGGACCCATTCTTCTGTTATTCTGGATCTAGGGACGCCGAAATAATCTGCTAATTGTTGTACGCTTTGTATTCTAGGGTACTTTGTTCCATTGAACCAACTTCTAATAGTTGCTTCTGCAATTCCTAAGTCTCTAACTAGGTCTGTTGGGATCACGCCTTTTCTTTTTGCTAATTCATTTAGGTTGTTAGAAACAATCTGTCTTTGGCGGGTCGCTGTCATTTTGGTTTCCATTATAATTTCCCCTTTCTGATTATTATATTACTGCCTTTTATACCGGAAGTAAAGAAAAAAATATAGAAAACCGTACTTTTGGTGTTGACACCGTACTAAAAGTGTTGTATAGTTATAGTGCAAGGAGGTGACAGGTATGAAACAACTTTCTATAAAAGCTGTTCGTATCAATTGTGGCATGACACAACAAGACCTGGCTAATAAGCTTGGTATTACCGCTAAATCAATATCCGATTTGGAGAACGGTCGTGTGCCAATCAAACCGCTGCATATTTTTGCAATTGCGTATGCTTGCAATATTGATGCAGACAAAATCAGAATCTAAATTTTTTTACCCATAAAGCGTACTTTTAGTACGGAGGAGGAAGCCATGGGCAAAGTTATATTTGCTGATACAAAGCGAGTGCCAACAACATGGGGAACCAGAAATAATGTTGCTCATATCATGAACTACAAGAATCCTAATTCAAGACTTGAGAGATTCAGAAAGTTCGTTGACTCTAACCCTGGATATTTCAAATGGTTTCGTACACCGTACCAATGGAATGGCAAAGGGTATGAATATATGTTAGTGCCAGTAATATACTACTGGGAAAATCGGGACCTGCTCGATGCAGGGAGTAGATCTGTAAAAGAATTCGACTTAGAGGAAGTCGAAAGAATTAGGATTGCCTACGGGCTATGATTTAGGAGGGAAAATCATGTTAGAAAATATTTATGCCAACGCTTGGAGAACTTCAGTATCGGACTATTCTATCTCCAAGCGTTTTTCTCATGCAGCACAAAAATATGAAGCAAATGGTAGTTGGGATGTGATGATGGTCCCTATTACTGAATTGGACGCTAATGTTGAAATAATCAATCAAAAAAAAGTTAGAGTTAACGGAGTTACTTATGCTTTGAAAGCTTGTCCAATTGGTGGGTGTTCAGGAAATGGCGATTATTACGAGTTGAAGCCACTTCAAAAAAACGATGAAAGTAAAACTTATTAAGTTGGAAGGTAAGATTGCTACCTTTGAGTTACCGGTTGCTATAAGTAAAAAGCAACTGATACGTAAAAGCAATCAAGGTCGGATAATGGCTAGCCTTGAATTTGAAGACTCTAGATTCATAACGCCAGACCAAAGGCGCAAGATTTATGGGTTGTTCAAAGACATAGCCAATCATTCTGGTTATGAATCAGACTTTGTAAAGTCTGAATTCAAGAAGAAGTTTGCCGAGATCAAGGAAATTGAACCATTCTCTTTGGCAGATGGGTGTATGAGCCTTGAGCTGGCAAAAGACTTCATAACCTATATCATTCAATGCTGCTTCTATTTAGGCATTCCGTTCTATGAACGGGCCTATTACCTGGATGCAGATGATCAGAAAATTCTATTCCTTTACACGATGAACAGACGGTGTATCTGTTGCGGAAAGTATGGAGCTGATATTCACCACGTTGACGCGGTGGGGATGGGTTCTGACAGAAATAAGGTAGACCACCGGAAGCATCGGGTGATGGCCTTATGTCGCGAACACCATTTGGAATATCACACGATAGGGGCAGAAAGGTTCCTAGAGAAATGGCATCTGCCACCAGGGATTAAATTGGATGATGAACAATTAAGACGAATCAAGATTAGAGGTGAATACGATGGAAACTGAAAAGCCTAGTTATTATGCAATCATACCGGCTGAAGTTCGATATGATCATAGGCTTAAGGCAAATGAAAAGCTTCTGTATGGGGAAGTGACGGCCTTGTGTAGTAGTTCTGGCGAATGCTGGGCTAGCAATAAGTTCTTTGCAGAGTTATACGATGTGCATATAACCAATGTCTCTAGGTGGGTAAATAGCCTAGTGGATAAAGGTTACTTAGAATCTCAGCTAGTCTACAAAGAAGGAACTAAAGAAATCGAGAAGCGAGTATTGCGTCTCTCTAGTGTTAGCAAAAATGTTAAGACACCTCATAGCAAAAATGTTAAGACGTCTATTAGCAAAAACGCTAAAGAGAATAATACAAGTATTAATAATACAAGTATGAATAATAATATATTGTCGAGTAACCTCGACGATATCAAAGGTAAGGCTGTTGAAATCATTGGTTATCTCAATGAGAAAGCAGGGAAAAGGTTCTCTCATAAGACCAAAGAAACTGCTAAGCATATCAACGCTAGATTGAAAGATGGTTATACCGTTGATGACTTCAAACGTGTTATTGATAATCGGGTCATGAAGTGGGCAAGGGATAAGAAGATGAAAGAGTATATCAGACCTGATACCTTATTCACTCCTACTAACTTTGAAAAGTACTTGAATGATGCGTTAGACAGTTTGCCTGATAGACCTCCAGTATACAAACCTTCAATTAGTGAGGAAGAAGCAAAGGAGCTACTTGAGAAAGGAGACATTACTGAATGGATGGAATGATCTCCGTAAGCAATGCCCTGCAAGATGTGCAGCCACTACCACACCATCGGGAAATGGTTGAGCGGACCCTGAATAAGGTTTTCTCTAACCAACTGGTGAAAGAGTTCTTGATGGCGCATGATTTGCAACGAGAGGATGAAATCGTGCAGCGCAATATCACTAGGCTATTAGAATACTGGCGGGTCATTACTCGGACTGCTGATAACTACGATAAGTGGTACCAGGTTGAAATGGCCCTGGTAAACAACAATATCGAGTTGATTTACCGGCCGCGGTCTGAAGCTATGGCTTACCGGATGCAAGCTGGTGAGCGAATGATGGCTACGGCTGTCTATGACGAAACCACGCGGACATTCAAGGATGCCGTGATTGGGAAAGCAGATGTCACCACGGAAATGGTGGAAGCTGTTACGTACATTAAGAACTTCATTGCTAACTACAAGCATGAGGGTAAAAACCTTGGCATGTGGTTGGTAGGGCAGATGGGTGTAGGTAAGACGCACCTGATGGGGTTCTTAAGCCAGCGTCTAGTAGATAAAGACATTGGTGTGACATTCATCAATGTGGGCGTGATGTTCCGGACCATCAAGGAGAAGATGAACTTGGATAGCCGTTCGCTTATTAGAGAAGTGGACAAAATTAAAAAGTCTGAGGTTCTGATTCTTGATGACATTGGGACTGAGACGCCATCTAATTGGTCGGTGAAAGAGGTCCTGTATGCGATTCTGAATTATCGGATGGAGCATGGAAAGGCAACCTTCTTCACCTCGAACTTAACTAAGCATGACTATCTGGACCAGTTGCGAATGGGAAGGGATGTCCTGCCAATGGATGTTACCCGTCTTGGCGAGCGATTAGATAGTCTGGCAAAAGAAATTCAAATGGGCGGCAAGAACCGTCGAATCAAAATATAAAGGGGAATAAAAAATGATGCCGTTGTTTTATGGGTTTGTAGCAATCTTGCTACTTGTAGTTGGAGCTTGTGTGGTTGGGTTGATGCGCGATGTGGAGCATCACGAAAACTGGTTATCTCGCTTAGATAATAAGCTAGATCATGAACGGGAAATCAGAGTGGCCCGTGAATTAGATTTAGCAGCAAAATTCGATTCCGTCATTAAAGAATTGGAAATCGAGATTGGCTTCTGCCGTCGGATGGAACGACAAAACAAGACGATTGCTATTCGTAATCGAGAAGACCTATTGGCAATGCGCGACGATTTGCGCGATATGAAGCGGTACTATGAACACCGCGTCATGACAAGAAAAGGAGGTAGCAGCCGATGAATAACTGTACGTTTATTGGTCGCTTAACACGCGACGTGGAACTTAAATACACGGGCAGTGGTATGGCGGTAGCTGAGTTTAATTTAGCCGTTAATAGACGGTTCACTAATAGCAATGGTGAACGGGATGCAGACTTTATCCGTATTCGGGCTTGGCGTAATGCAGCTGAAGCAATTGCTAAATGGACCAAGAAGGGTAGCCAGTTAGCAGTAAAGACTCGTTGCGAAACGGGGCAGTACGAAAAAGATGGGGTAACCCATTATACGACTACTTTTGTGGTAGAGGAATTCGACTTCTTGGACTCTAAGAAATCACAAGAGAATCGTCAGAGTGCTTACCAAGGTGGCTATGCTGGCCCTGGTAGTTATCCGGCACCTGAACAGGTTCCTAATGGTGTCTATAGTTCTGCACCAGATGAACATTACGGAGGTGCGTACTGATGAAGTCGAATTGGGCTGATAGCAACCATCGGACAGATATTCGGGATGGCTACTGCGAAACGTATATTCCAACACGTCACCAATGCTTACCTAAGACTGACTGGTTGTTTGCAGCAGTCGAGGGGAAAGACAAGATTAGATTTGTGGCCGATACGGAAGAAGAAGTATTCCGGTGGCTACGGAAACATAATCGAGTAGGTAAGCACCTGCGTGTGGTGCGGTGCCATCGGTAGGAGGAAAGACGAATGATCTACAAGGTTTTAAAAAAGAGCCACGTTACTTGGGTACTTGATTTTTATAATCGGTTTTACGGGCTGAACAACTTGTTGCCTGATGAAATGGCGAAAGAGTTTGCGTATAGCGATGAATGTATTATGTACCTTAAAGTTATTGACTTTCCTAAACTCAAACGGTACGACGCAACATGGATCTCGAAAGAGTTAATATCCAGTGATGATGTGGTTTATGATTCTGATAATTACTCGTCGGCGTTTTTACAAGTTATGAGAGGCTTTGATAAAGATTTCGTTCTGTCTAACACCTTATCTAATATTTGGAACGAAATTATAGGAAAAGCGATGGAAGATGTAAGTAATGATAACGGCTATGATGCGGTCCTGAAAGAAATGAAGGAAACCTATGAGCGGAAAAATTCAGATTATGGGAATAGTTTTGAAAAGACGTTGAATGAGTTCGGACTTACTCCAGGTATTGCTCAGATTCACCATAAGTTTGAACGGGTCAAACAATTGGTGAAAAGCCCGGATGCTAAAGTTAATGAGTCCATGCGCGATAGCTTGCTAGATATGTGCAACTACATTGCTATGACAGTTGCTTGGATGGACAAGGAGGGGAAGGAAAATGGCTAAGTTTGATAATAGATTCTTGATTATTCCACTAGTAATGTCCGTTGTGATTCTGATTGCTGGTGTGCTGATGGTGTTGAAGATGAACAGTCACCCTCCTGAAAGAGTTAAGCAGGATGATGCGGGCCCTCGATTGGTTCGTCAATGGCAAGTTGGGGACGATGCTAAACCCCGTCTACATAAGTTATATGAGACGGTGGTTGATGGCGAAAAGATTCGCTATGTAGTGGAGGAGGAAATTAAATGATTACTGTATATGGCAAAAATAATTGTACGAACTGTGACAACACCAAGAAATGGCTAAGAGAACACTGCATTGAGTTTGAATATGTCGATGTCACGGTAGATGCGGCGGCACTGAATCTGATTAAGGAGCACGGCTATTCGGCATTGCCAGTTGTATCTATCGACAACTGGCGAACCTCATGGGCTGGCTTCAATGTTCCGGCACTGGTGCGGTTATTGTGGAAGGAGAACTAATCTATGGCAACAAGATTAGAAGTGGCGGAGTCCAGGCTAGCAAAACTATATACTGAAGCGGAAGCGATTGTGGAAGCTATGTATGATCATACGAAGATTACGCATGGTTCACCGGTTAACGATAAGCGCGGTGCTGACGCCTGGATGAAACGTAACAGGCAACTAGATGATCGTCTATCCGCTAAGAATGACGAGATACGCGCTCAAGAAGCAAGAGTCGAGAAGTTGAAGTGGCAAGAAGAAAACTACCGCCTGGGATTGAACAAGAACGGTAACGGCGTTCGTTTAGCACCTGACAATGTTGACCGTATCAAAGAAGAAATTCTCAAGGCGGAACGTGGCGAGTCTCATTATGGACGAAAGACGATTCGGGGGTATATTGACTACTTGAAGTCCTTGGCTAATCAAACAGAACCTAAGATTAGTGAATTGGCTCAGAAGGTGATTGCGTCTGGACGCGTGACTCAATGGGCTAAGCATCCTCATATTTACTTTGTCAACGGGATGCGGAAGGTTGCGATTGAGTTGGATGCAGACGGGGTGTTCTCGCTTTCGATGCGGTATTACCCTTATGATCCATCGGACCGGGAGCTGGTCGAGAATTTGATTAGGGGGAATTTCTAATGGTTGTAATTATATTAGGAGTACTGGTATTGATTGCGCTTGGGCTGATGGCTAGTGCTTATCCGGAGGATGATGAATGATGAAGCTTGATGACATTATCAATAGCAAGTGCTATAATCTTGCGACATTGGGCAACCCACTGTTGTTAGATAAAGCATTTAAGGAAATTGAGTATCTCAAGTCGTTGAAACCAACGATTCCTAAATTTGTAGTTGATTGGATTAATAGCCAGCCTAAAACGTTGATACTGTCTGACTATGTTTCAATGTGGGAATCTGAGGAAATGCCTAGGAATGTTGGCGAATGGTTCGATGATAAAGATATTGTCATTGTGCTGGCTAACATGGAACAGTTTGGCTACTTTGTGGAGGAAGATGAGTGATGAAACAATCTATGTATGCTATCAATTGGTATAGAACTGAAGGGGAAGATGATTGCGAGTATGATGTATACCGCAAGGTATTCAACACCCGCGAATCGGCGCACGAATGGTTGTTATCTGAGGGGTTCTCGAAAGAAAGGGAAGCTACAAGCCATAACGAGTATGAGTATTGCAAGTATGGAGATAGAGTATTCACTATGGCAGCAATCATGGAAATGGAGGTAGTGGAATGATACCTAAATTCAGAGCGTGGTACAAAGGGAAAATGTATAAGTCCAGAGTTATTGTATATAACGGGCAGGTGTTCTTGAACATGGCAGACTTTAATAGCTGTATCGAATTGATGCAGAATACTGGACTTAAAGATTGCAACGGGAAAGAACTTTTTGATGGAGACATTATTGAGTTTGATGACACCATTTATTGCGAGGACTACTCGTATGGCGAGACCAACGAAGTTACCAGTTGTGAAGAATGCGATGTAAAGAATTTAGCTGTTTTTAAGATAAAAGAAGACCTGGATATGATTCTGAAAGATTACAAGTATGGTGGAGACTTATCAAAAGGCAGCGTATCGGAATTACTGTATGGCTTGTATGAAGAAGATATTAATTTGAAGGAGTTTCTATCTGACCCTACAAACTTCAAAATTGTCGGCAACGTCTATGAGAACAATGGATTGCTGGAGGCTAAAGAGCGATGATACCTAAATATGTCCTTAAGGTAATGAGGAAGTTTAATGATGCTGGTATCACTAGCTATGGAGAGTTGGTGCTTTCTTACAAGTATAACGTGTTTATACAACTGAACGATGTTAGAAATAGGAAAGACTTTTCGTTGAAACTATTAGTCTGGCTTTCTCAGCATACAACTCATTTTGAAAGAATAAGTGCTGATGTTGAGTCTAGATCGTTTAGCGGCAATGTGGTAAGGGCAATCAAATATATAACCGGTAAAGAATTTTCTTTTTCCGATTACATTCTTATCCATGAACTGATTGGATGTGGCTTGAATAAAGAACTTGCTAATAAATTCATGGAGCAAGACTTTGATATGGAAGTGCTGCGAAGATATAGAGAGGAGAAATCAAAATGATTATTCTGTATAGAGTTAGAACGTTTGATAAGTTGAAAGAATTGCTTGGTAAGCTGCACATTGAAGGGGCAAAATGGAGTGGGTACGAAAGCCTTGAAGATAAAGAATACATGAGACTGATTTGGGAAGATGATGGTGATAAGCTAGTTATTAAAAACGATAATGGGGTTGTCAATCATGCATCTATTGACTTCTATTTAAATGAATACGATTGGGAAGGACAAACGTATATGTTGGTGGATGACTATGAACAATCATGACTCAAGAGGACGCATAATATTGTCAAAAAATAATGGAAGTGTCGACATCAAGGGAAATCGTGAAATTGCGGAATTTGCTGAATCACTCAAGCCAATGGTTCCTTTGGATGTCTCAATTTGGTGGAAATGCAGACCTAAGGAACTTGGGTTATTAGATCTGGTAAAAATGTTTGAAGAAGGGAAAATGCCGGAAGAAGTTCAGGAATGGTTTAAAGAACAAGATATAGTATCAGTTCTGGCAAACATGATGCAGTTCGGTTATGTGGTGGAAGAGGAAAGGGTCTACCTTATTAAGACACCGGATAATTGGGGGGAAAAGCAAAAATATTATGTAATCGAGCATAAAAACAATGATGATGAGCAATACCAGGTAACGACGTACCCTTCAAGCGCAACGAAATTTGAAAGGGACAAAGCGAAACAGGTTATGAAAAAGTTGGGTATTGAATGGGATTTAATATGGGTGGGGTACTAATGGCTTCCATAGAAAGGATATATGAGATAATCGTCGTACTTATCATACTAATTGGGTACGTAATAACTGTGCCTATAATTAAGGAAATCAGTAAAACGCTAGATGAACCGATTGTAGATGGTAAAAGTGAATTGGATGTAGCTTTTAGAAAATTTGTAAGGATAGTACTTAAAGAACTATTGATAACACTTAGGATGGTGAAAAAATGATTATTCAGTTAACTAGCACACGAGGAAATGAAGTGGCTGTCAATCTAAATCTTGTTATGTATATGGAAGAATTTGAAGATGAAACCAAAATCTCATTTGCCTGCGATAGTGTATGCGTAAAAGAAAGTGTGCATGAAATTTGGCAAAAGTTTAAGGAAAGTACATATGGGTATAAAAGTTGGTGATATGGAAATGGCGATAGTGTATGGGGGTAGCAAAATGACACCTAGATATGTCACTGAATACATGTTAGAAATTAGAATCAATGGTAAGCCTGGCGATGTTATTAGGAAAACTTATCGTGATCTAGATTTGGTAAAGCTTTTGGTTAGAAACGCTAAGCGCCAGAAAGATGTTAAAGTAAGTGTCTATGAACTCAAGATTGAAAAACGAAAGATGAGAGGGAAAGAACTAATTATAGAGGAGAGTTAGTTATGAAAATATTAGATTGCTGCTGCGGATCCAAAATGTTTTGGTTCCAAAAGAATGAGCCACATACAACATTCATGGATAAAAGACAGGAACAATTTGAGATCCATGGTAAGAAGGTAAATGTTAAGCCAGATGTCATTGGTGATTTTAGAGATATGCCATTCAAGGATGGCGAGTTTGACCTTGTAGTCTTTGACCCGCCACACTTACTGTGGGCAGGGCCTAAATCAATCATGAAAGCTCAATATGGCCAACTCGATAAGAAAACTTGGAAAGAGGACTTAATCAAAGGTTTCAACGAGTGCATGAGAGTATTGAAGCCTAACGGAACATTAGTTTTCAAGTGGGCAGATGTCCAAGCTAATATCAATGAAGTGCTTAAAGAGTTACCTATCAAGCCATTGTTTGGAGACCAAAGAGGGAAGACTAGATGGATTGTGTTCGGAAAGGTTGATAATTGATGAATAAAAAACGTATAAAGGCACTGATTAAAAAGACGCCATATTACGACTATCAAAACCAGATACTGAAGAAACATGGCGAATTCATCCATCAGTATTGTGCTGACCGTATGGAGCAAGCCCTATACAACTACCTAGGAGCAACCATGATGGTGCTCAGAGACAAGTACGGGTTTGGCAAGCAGCGGTTGGAGAATACTATGAGGGAAATTACTGTCCAGGTAAGCCATATCACCTCGAAGCATGCCACGGCTGAGGACATGATAGCTTTGATTGAATCTGAAACCGGGTTTAACTTACCGGCATTTGTAGCAAAGATGGCAGAGGAGCGTGAAAATAATGGCTGATATTTTAGAATTGCACCGCATCCAGAGATTACCTAATGGAATTTCGTTAGGCGGTGGGATATTCAAACATGAAACTAGAGAACAGGCGATTAAAAAAATGAGTGACGAAGGGTATGAATATGACCCTGGTTCAGGTCGGTTCTTTAAGCGGATGGGAAGCCGCTATATAGAATGGGTAGAAATCACTGGGAAGGATGATGCAAAATGATGAAAGCAATTAAACTTGAAAAAACAATTGAAGATGTTCTGCAGTGGGGTAAGGAACGAGGTATTGAAGACGGAGATAAGGCGTCTCAAGTTGCTAAACTCTATGAGGAATTCGGTGAGTTGTGCCGTGCCCATTTGAAGTACAAAGGGACTGGGCTAGATAAGTGGCTAGCAGAATGGAAAGATGCCGTTGGCGATATGATCGTTGTTATGACGATGGTCTGTCTGCAAAATGGCTTGAGTCCTTATCAATGTCTATACCTAGCGAATGAACGTGAAGCGGTAGACGGTGGAGCCGACAACCTATTGCGTATCGGGGTTGCACTTGGTTTAGTGGCTGAAGACATTATGGAGCCACGGATTGACAAAGAAACGATGATTAGTTCGTTGACGAATCTATCTTGCGAGCTGAATAGTTACTGCAATGCAGAGGACTTAGATCCGGTTGATTGTTATGTGAAAGCATACGACGTTATCAAGAACCGCAAGGGGGTTATGAAGGGCGGTTCATACGTTAAAGAGGAGGATGAGGAAGATGGAACTGAAGGTAATTAGCCGACATGAAGTGTTGGGTAAGAACTTTCGCATCTATGGAACGGTGGCTGAGCCACTGTTCCTGGCGAAAGATGTAGCTAGTTGGATTGAGCATAGCGATGTGTCTACGATGATTCGTAATGTGGATGAAGACGAGAAGCAGATACAAACATTGTTTGTGTCAGGTCAGAAACGGGATGCTTGGTTCTTAACGGAAGATGGGTTGTATGAAGTGCTTATGCAGTCTCGCAAGGCAGTGGCTAAGTCGTTTAAGAAACAGGTTAAGGCAATCCTCAAAGAAATTCGGACAACAGGTGTCTACAAGGTGCCACATAATCCGATGGAAGCCATGCAGCTAATGTTCCAAGCAATGAATGAAACGGATGCCCACTTAAGCGATGTGGAAAATCGTGTCTCAGAATTGGAAGATAATACGCCGCTTAGTCCAAGTTCTTATAGCTTTATCAATAAATGTATTGGGCAAAGAATCAGAGAGTACCTTGAAGCTAAGAATATCCAAGGGAGTCAAGAAGCTAAGAAGCTATTGTATAAAGACATTGGATCTAGCATCAATGCGATTGCTGGGACGGCAACGCGTTCACAACTGAAAGCAAAACACTTTGATGATGTGGTGAACTTCATTCGCGACTGGATACCTAGCCAGGTAACAATCTATAAGATTGGAGAATTGGCGCATGCGATGGAGTGAGGATAAGGAATCGTGGCAAAAGGTGTTGGAATACACTTCCCGGAAGCTCAACGAGAAGTGGTCTCCTGATGTTAAGAAAGAGTGCATGGAATTAAGTCAGAAGTTCTATGATCCATACGCGCACAAGCCGATTGATATGATGCCGTATCTAAAACACAACCAGGAAAAGTTGTTGGGTGTCATAAAAGACCTGAACATGTCAACTACCAGATTTGCAAATGAAATATCATTGGACCGGAACAGTGTGGCCAGGGTGTTAGACCTCAAGGGTTTTCCTTCTGTAAGGTTTCAGGAGACTGTCTATGACATGTACGGGGTCAAAATGATTACTAGGCGAAGTGTATTAGAAAGGGAAACGGGGTTATAAAATGATTGAGAACACATTTATAAGAATTGATAGTTTGATTATCAGAGTGAATCTGATTAAAAGTATTTTTGACGCGTCAAGAGAGGGCCAAAATGTATGTGTGATTCGGTTTACTGATGGAACTGAATCTCTACATAAAGGAGTCTGTGCGGAGGACTTTTGGAAAGCCTTAGGGAAAATAAAATAAGAAGGGGCAGAATGGTGTCATAAAGATGGGGAATAAAGATGAGCGCATATACGTTGTTATCAATGGGGTCATGCTTCAAATCAGAAAGATACAGGCAGCGTGGGACGTACAGGAGCCTACTCAGAAAGTATGTAATATCTTGTTCAATGATGGGACGCTCATTGGTTTTTCAAAGTTCACAGCAAGTGAATTGTGGAATGAAATGTTAAAAGCTAAGAAAGGTCTTGAAAAAGTATGATGAATCAAAAATTTGTAAGATTTGGTGTTGTGGTGGTGGACGCCAGCCGGATTGTCGGCTTATTTGAAAATGATAAGGGGGTAGGCATCCTGCTTCAAGGGGAAGCAAGACCTTTATACGTTGATGACTGGAAGCTGGACAAGGTGCTAGAACAGTTAGCCGATACCATGGAAGCTATGGAGCCTAAACAGGCACCTAGTGACACTAAGGGGCGAGAATTTATCTTGGCAGATAAAGCCAACTTAGAATGGGATGCGTCAAAGGATGACCGGCTAACTAAATTTGAAATCAAAACGGAAGAACTAGCTGGCGATAAGGTGAATACGGTCAAGCTAAAGTCTGTTAAAGAATTTGAGGACTTGCAAGAAGCGTTAGACGGACCGTTATCATTAGTAAATGGGGTTCTATTCGTCCCATTCGTTTAGGAGGTGAACACTTGGAAGCTAAGGAGTTCTTAAAAACGGTGTACTGGTCTGAAAAGGAAGTGAATTCCTTGCGGAACGAGTTACGACAAGTAGAAGCAACACTGCTTTCGTCACCTAGCTGGTCTGATATGAAGGTTCAAACAAGTGGGATGCAATCAACGGATGATACCTATGTGCAGATGATGGAGATTCGGGAGCGGTTGATGAACCAGATAAGCCATACGGTCATGATGCGAGATAAGGCGTCTCAGATGATTAGTAGGGTGCCAGACGAGAAGCAACGATTTGTATTGCGCGAGCGGTACCTGAACCGTCGGGACTGGGTGGAGATCTCAGATGACCTATTGCGGTCAAGGTCTCAGATATACCGTATACACGGGTTCGGGCTACTTGCCTTCAAAGAGATATTCAATAAGGAGGCCATAGGGTAGATGAAAGTCTATGTGGTGAATATATATATATCGTTTGATGATGATTCTTTTCAAGTAGCACATGCTGCCTTTAGCAAAAAGGAAGCTGCCATAGTCTATATGGAAAAGCGACATGGTATGACTCAAAAGAGTAATACGGAATGGTGGGGCCAGGTGACGGAACACTATTCGAGGTTAGAAGCTAACCTTTCTGTGATGGATATAGATGAGTTCTTTGAGAAGTACTTTAATACGCCTTGTGTGGCTGAGGAGGAATAGGGGATGGAAGATGGCTATACCTGTCAAGTTACATTTGGTATTGAAGGCAAGGCTATAATAAACCGGCTTGCTAAGTTCAATAGCAAGGATGATGCGTTTATATTCGTTGAAGCCATGGATGCTATTCATCGGAACGCACTAGAAGAACTGGAAGGCGTATCGTGTGAACCTGAAGCGTATGCCAAGATGCTAGATGCGATGCTACAATACCGGCCAAGTGAACTACCAGGGCATATTTACCTAGATTAAATAGGTTTGATGATGCGCTGGTAGGTGAACATATCGACGATGATGCGTGTGTTTTGCCGGTAAAATGCGACACTTTGCGACAAAATGCGACGGAATGCGACAAAGTGAGACGGAACGCAACACTAACTTTGTGCTAGTATTAAGATACCAAGAAAACCAGGTAGGCTAATTGGAATACGCGCTACTTGGCACGCGACTGTCACGCGTGGTATATAATCTCTCCTTAAGGTTGGGCCATGCCTGGCCTTTTTATTATGTGTTGGGGGTGAAGGGATGGCATTCAAGAAACAGTGTGCGGCTCCAGGATGCGGAGCACTGACGAGTAGCAAGTACTGTGAAGTGCATGCGAAGATGGCTGATGAAGAAAAGGCTCACTATGATCAGTTCCGTGGGTCTAGTGCTAGGCGCGGTTATGATAGCCGATGGCGCAAGTATCGAATAGCATTCCTTGACTCTCATCCATTGTGTGAGGAGTGCGCGAAACATGACCGGATGGTTTTAGCAACGGTAGTGGACCACATTATCCCGCACAAGGGGGATATGAAGTTGTTCTGGGATGCGTCTAATCACCAAGCCTTATGTGAGTCTTGCCATAACCGTAAGACGGCTAAGGAAGATATGGGCGCTTGGGACTACAAGTCAGGGCTTAAGTGAGACCTGGCTAGTTGATTTGAAGGACCGTACCCCGGATTATGATTTTGGTTTTATACCCGGTGGTTTGATTTTTAGTTTTTATACCCCTATTCAAAATTTGGTTTTGAGTAGGGCGTTTCTATTTTTGGTTTTAATACCATAACCGTAAATAGCAAATAACTAACGTTTAAGGAGTTTTAACTTCAATACGATAGATTATATGTCTTTTGGTTTGAAATTGAATGTGGCTAATCTGATGGAGCGAGGTGATGAAAAAATGGAATTGGTGTTGGTTAAGTTATCCAAAACGAGCGCTTTATATCTGAACGGTAAGGAAGTGAGGTCTGTTACTCGTGTTAGTCCTGATTATATCGGGGACACGTTGGCAGATATAAATATTGGGCTTGGTGTTCCGGTTGAGCGTATCTTGGTTGAATCTGCTAGCGACAATGTCGGGTTAGATATTATGTCTCGCTACGTTGGTGACGGTAAGTTCGCGATTAAGGTTCCTAAGCTTAAGGTATCAAAAGTGGAAAGGTTCGGGTTGGTATAATGTGGTGGATGTTATTGTTCTTATCTCCATTCCTGCTGATGGCTTTTGTTGGTGTATCTGTGGTGCTTAAGGTTGATTATCAAAGGATGATAATTGATTATCGTATCAAGAAAGCCAAGAGAGAATATCGAAAGGCAAAAAGAAAATAGCAGATGAGTTTGATAAACAACACCTGCTATTAAGCGTTCATGATGTACCGTGACCGGCCCTGAAATTTGTTCTCATATGGGCTGGTAAGGAATTCGGGTTTTTGATTTCAATTTTTCAAAATTCAAAAATCAGTTACATTTTCTAAGTGTTGATTTATCAAGCTTTTCATGAAAGCAAGAGAAATTAAACATTAGAAAATTATATTTTGATTAGAGTTTTGTAACATTTGAAGAATGTTGATTTGACGCGGTTTCTGATGGTTCTTGAAAATGAATTGAAAAGATTGTGAAGCTTGACGGAAGGGCGGACGGCCTGAGCAGCTCGCGCCGTGTTTTGGGCGGTGGATGCTATGGCTTAAAATTTAGCCGGTTTTAGGCGTTCTGCTTGTCAGTGGATAAATATGTACCCTTGACAATTCGAGGGCTTAGAATTGATTCTAGGAAGTGCAAGGCGGTAAATTCGCCGGCTGCTATATGTCAAGCGTGATTTTTGATTTAGTCAAGCTTGATTTTTGAGCTTGTCAATGATCGGCTTAAGCTGCTTCTGATTTGCTGCTTGACGTATGACGGCATGGCATCGGCTGCTTGATGGCTTGAATGTATGCCGGCATAAAATGTTGATTCTGTTGCTTGCGCCGTATGGCTTAAAATTTACGCCGTTTTAGGCGTCTTGTTTAGGATGGACATTTATAAATGCTCTGAAATTTAACGGCTTAGACGGCCGTTTTTTGGGCGTTTTTCGTGCTGGTCGTTTGAGTGATTGACAAAAGAAAAACACGCCGGCTAGATCCATTAAATGAATCTGCTAGCGTGTTCTGTTTTCGCAAGCCTTGCGGCTTAATTGTAAGGCGCTGTAATGTAATCAGCATAATGTGCCGGCCGTTGAATGAATGCTAAAGCGGCCCCGCCGTAAAAAGTCGATGCGTCTGTTTCCTGCTTGCCGATAACAACGCGGTCAAACATAAGAACTAGATTTAGAAATAGCTGTAAAGTATATTCGTCTTTTATTGTGACTCTTATAAAATCGAATTTTGATTCGGGGGAAATGTCACCGTATTCGATTGTATCGGCGTCAATCTTGCTAATGTGTAATTTTTTCATGGTTGATTCTCCTTCTCTCGATAGGTCTTTAATTTGATAGTGTAATGATCTGCTGACTGTTGTCAATTGCTTTCTTTGATTCGGGTCTAGGCCCTCGCATTTTAATAGCTTATTTAGCAAGTTTCGCGCTTGCTTTTTGTGTTGCAATAATTGTGACGTGTTCAATTGCTTTTGCTCCTTTCCAAGCGATGCGGCCGGCTAGAAATACGCCGGTAAGGAAAATAATAGCAGCTAACGCATACACGGCTAGAAATGCTAAATTAGCATCCTTTCCGCCGTTTAGTGCGTCGTTAAGCAAGTTTAACAAGTCGTAAAACATGAAATTTAATGTTTCCATGTCGTTGACCTCCTTTATTGTTTTTTGCCCTGATGGGCTACACCAGCCCGCGGGAACGATCCGCGGAAGTGCCGACGCTGGTTAAAATACTGATTTGCTGAATCTGTACCACGTTCTTACGGCGTAAGCAGAGCCGAATTCTTGCGCCATTCTCTCAAGTTCTTCAATGTCGTAAAACTGATCTGAATAGAATGCGCCTTTCTCTGAGGATATTTCTATCCTCTTAACTGATTCCGGTCTTGAAGATAGCCATGCCATAGCGTCGCTGTATGTGGTGAAAATTTGCCATTGATTTGTTACACCGTTATAGGCGCACGCCTTGAATGTTTTTGCGTGCTCAATAATGTAGTTCTTAAATCTGGTTTTATTCATGGTAAACACTCCTATTTGTTTTAATCAAAGTGAAGGTAAATAGTTTTTTCTATGGTGCCGTATAAAGTTTCAGATGGTATAAACAAAGGTTGCTGCTCATGCCATGAACCGGCGTTAGCTTTAACATAATATTCAACGTAAGCGCCTGTATTGTTGTAGTCGCAATCAATTACCTTGATATATTTTTGATTCTTGATAGGTAATAATTTATCGATTAGGTTTTTAGCTGCTTTAGATTGTATTTCTGATTCTATGTCACATAGATCAGCATAATCTAAGAATTCGATTCTGGTATCTTTGAACACTCTAAAATATTCGTGTTCATATTGTAAACATTTAAGCGCATGTGAAAGATCGTGAGGGTTTAACGTCTTTGAAAATTCTTTGAATTTGGATATTTCTCTAATATCGTAATCACCTGATGATCTGACATTTTCATATTCAATAGAAAAATCAGATACGAATGAGGCTAGTGTTTCTATTGTAAAAAGCTTGCAAAGCTCTGAAGATATAATGAAATCTGATTCATCAAATTCGATTTGGTGAATTTCGTCATTGATTGTAAATTCATATAACAATGATTCAATGTTTTCGCCTGCTTCAAATGTCAGCGTGTAATTGCTTCCGTTTTTTTCGTAAAACTCTACAATAATTTCCATGATTTACCATCCTTTATTTTCAATTATTTTTTGAAGCTTCAAAACGTCAATCAATAGAATTTGATTCATTGCTTGCTGCTTCTTAATTTGTGGCCTAAGCGTATCGAAAAAACGGCATAAAGTCAACGGCATCAACGATCAGAACGATTAGAGAAGGTTAAAAGCAACAAAACAACGAACAAAACAAGTGACAAACGTTGATACAAAGAGTTTTCAATGAAAATGAATGAATGTGAAAAGCAGCTGAACGGATCACGTCAAAATAGCTTACAAACGTTGATATAACAAGCTTTTATGGTGTTTTCAAGGGGTACCCCGCCGAAAATCACGGCGAAAGTGATCATGGAGACCGCTCCCCACTCAACTCCGCACAAAATTCCCTTTTCAGCATTTTTTATAGGGGTAAATATAGCTAAAATAGTATATTATAACACTGCAATACGATTATATTTAATAAAAGGAAAGGTGGTGGTTTAATGGCAAGAACGAAAATGCCGTCTAAGCTTGCAAAAGAGGGTAGCGCAAAGCACTTCACTAAAGCTGAACTAGCAGAACGTGAAGCGGAAGAAGTTGCAATGTCTTGTGAGGACATTAAACCTAGCGAATTCCTTCCGGACGTACTGCATAAAAGGTTCTTCTGGATTGTCGAACAGTTCAAGGAGTTCGGCATCTTATCAAACGTTGATGGTGATGCGCTCAGCATGTATCTGATTGCAGTTGAAGGATATCGTAAGGCAACTGTCGAGCTTAGCAAAATGGGTGTGGCCAACAAGAAGTACCTTCCAGTACTGAAGGTTCAAAAAGAGTACTTCTCTCAAGCTACTATCCTTGCTAAAGAACTTGGGTTGACGATGGTTAGTCGAAGCAAGTTGAAACGCAAGGAAGAAGACAAGAAAGAACCACTTACTGAAGATCAGATTCTATTTGGTGGTGATCTCTAGTGAAGTTCGATAATGAAGTTGCATTACTTAAAGAACAGGTCATGCAATATGCTAATGACTCTCTGGATGGGACCATAAGACAGTGTGTGGCCATGAAGTGGAGTATGAAACGATTTCTAAAAGATGTCGAAAGGGCAGAAACCGATGAGGACTGTCCTTTTTATATTGAATGGAATGAGTTATTCAGATTCTACCGATGGGCTAAGTTGTTTAAGCATACTAAAGGGGTGCTAGCAGGGCAGCCAATTGAACTTCATATCTCACAACTGTGGGAAGCATGTAATATCTTCTGCTTCAAAAACAAGGCAGATGGTGCTAGACGCTTCCGTAAAGTCTATATTCAGAAGGCCCGTAAGAATGCCAAGACTCAGTTTTTGGCAATCGTATCAAGCTATATTGCGTCCCTGTCTAACGAAATGGAAGAAATCTACATTGCTGGGTGGATTAAGGACCAATCGGATCTGTGTTACAACGAAATTGTTAACCAGATTCATGGCGCTGACTTGTTGAAAGGCAAGTTTAGAGAAGCTTACAAGAAACTTACGTTTAGTAAGAATGGTTCGGTTATTAAGGCCCTGTCTCGTGAAGCCAGAAAACGTGGTGATGGTACTAACCCTAGTGTTGGTATTATCGACGAGTACGGAACGGCTCACGAAACAAATGAAATTGTGGATGGTATTGAGACAGGGTTTGTATCTCGATTTCAACCACTACTGGCCTACATTACAACTGCAGGGTTTGACTTATCTTATCCTTGCTATTCCTTCTATGGTTACTGTAAGGACATTATCAATCCTGAAACTGATACTGATAACGACACGATATTTGTGGCCATCTATGAATTGGACCAAGGCGATGATGTCAAGGACGAATCTAACTGGATAAAGGCCAATCCGATTGTTGCTACTTATCCAAAGGGCCTTGAATATTTACGAAACCAACTGAAAGAAGCACTAGATCAACCTGAAAAGATGCGTTCATTTATGACTAAGAACATGGACGTATGGGTAGACCAGAAGGAAACGGGCTTCTTGAAGATGAATAAGTGGAATGAGCGGGTAGTTGATGATGACTATATCAAAGACTTCCTGCAAGGCGCTTCTGTCTACTATGGTATTGACTTGTCTTCTAAGGTCGATTTGACCTCGTTAGGATGGGTTGCCGTAAAAGAAGGGCGCTATGTATGTGGCCAATTGTCCTATATGCCAAGCAATACGTTCAATGAGAGGATGAGTCGGGATAGAATACGGTTTGACTTGTTCGAGGAACGCGGAGAATTGACGTTAACTGATGGTGATGTAGTCGATTATGCCTACTTGAAGGAAGATTTGATGCGACTATCTGCTATGTATGGTTGTAAATCAGTTGGGGTCGATATGTGGAACGGTACTTACTTCTTCACTGAGCTGGCATCAGAAGGTGTAGAGATAGTTGAGGTTAAGCAGACGATTGTTGGGCTTACTGAAGCTACAAAGGGATTCCGAGACGCGCTATACTCTGGCAAATTGCACCATGCGGACGATAAACTGCTTAAATGGGCTGCTAGCAACGCCGTTGTGGACGAGGATAGCAACCAAAACATTAAGATAAGTAAGAAAAAATCACGGGATAAGATTGACCCGTTGGCTGCTATTATCAACGCCTTCTCGTTGGCAATGTATGACAGTCAGAACTTCAACCTAAATGACTATGTTATGTCGGGTAAATTCTCATTCTAGGAGGTGGAATATGGTTATACTTGCTGAATTACTGATTCTTATTGGCACTGCCATCCTGGTATTAGTTGGGTTTATGCTGCATAAGATAGTTGGCTATCTTGTATTGGGCCTAGCATTGATAATTTGGGGATTGATATTGCTTAAATTGGCTAGTTTAATGCCTTCAAACAGACGAGAAAGGGGGTGAATAAATGCTAGAGAAGCTGTTTAGTTCGCGTTCGATGGGTAGAGAACCAACAAATATCCTGGCTATGGAGCTGGAAAAGAAATGGGGTTCTCTGTTTCAAATCTTCGGTCAGAATAATGTGAAGGCATTACAAGCAGAATCAAACACTGCGCTATTATTCGATACGGTATACGCATGTATTAACGTATTGAGCGATGATATTGCTAAGCTTCCGTTCAAGTGTTATCGGTCAGAAGACCGTAACATACAGGTTGTGACTGATTCTTATGCCCATAAGTTGCTAAGGTTGCAGCCCAACCGGTATATGAACCCATTCAACTTCATTAAGCTGATGATGACGGATGTTTGTACCTATGGTAACTTCTACGCCTATATCAAGCTTGGCAAAGATGGTAAGCCAGAGGAATTACTGCCAATGAAGGCTAGTCTAACGCGTCCGATGATATCGACTGACGGTGAATTGTTCTATCAGACTACTTACATGGGTAAACCAGTGGCCCTATATCCATCTGAAGTTATCCACATTAAGGGGATGTCTAAGAATGGTATTGAGGGGCTATCTCCAATTGCCAGTGTAAGGGTCCAATTAGAAAGCAATGATGCGGCAGCTAGATACAATCGTGAATTGATTGAGGGTGGCGGTTCTCCTCAGGGCATCTTAAAGGCATCTGGACAAGTAAGTCCTGAAGCTAAAGATCTTATGCGCGCTGAGTGGCGAAAGGTCAATGAGGGTCAACCAATCGGTATCATTGATTCCGGTTTGGATTATCAGCAGATTGGTATTAGTCAGGCAGATATGCAATGGCTAGACGCTCAGAAGTACAACGCGCAACGAATTGCGGCCATCTTCAAGGTGCCACTTCATAAGATTAACGACTTGGGCAATGCTACTTACACTAACATTGAGCACCAATCGTTGGACTATGTGAAGAATACCTTACAACCGTGGGTAACTCAGATTGAATCAGAATTCAACTTGAAGCTATTCACTGACGAATACCGGACCAAAGGCTATTATGTCAAATTCAACATGGATAGCGAATTGCGCGGTGACAGTGAAGCGCGGGCTAAGGTACATGCTATTCACATGCAATACGGTATCAATACGATCAATGAAGTCCGGGCGATGAATGAATTGCCTCCTTATGAATTGGATGTTGCTGATTCTCCATTCATGACGCTTAACTTGGCTCCTGCTAAGAATATTGAAGCTTATCAGAATAACAAGTTTGGTGAAGCTCTGAATGGCGAAGGGAAAGGAGGTGATGATATTGAAGAACAAAAAGCATGATGTTCGTACTTATGGTGAAGTCGCTGAGGTTAGAACGCTTGAATCTGGCGGTACTAATATTGTAAGTGGCTATGCTTTGAAGTTTGACACGTTGAGTCATGACTTTGGCTATGGTGATGATCATGTCTATGAAACCTTAGACAAACGGTGCTTAGATGAAGCTGATATGTCTAATACGGTTGCATTGATTAACCATGATGCTAACTTGTTGCTAGGGAGAACTGGATTCAACTTAGAACTAAGGGTGGACAACATTGGTCTGTACTTTGAAGTTAGCCCTACTGATACAAGTTACGCTAAGGATCTGATTGCGAATATGAGAAGTGGCATTATTGCTAAATGCAGCTTTGCTTTCGTGCCTGACCCTAAATCCATTGAGTGGTCTAAGCGTGAAGATGGAAGTTACTTGCGTACCATCAAGAAGATCAAGCAACTGTATGATGTATCTGTGGTGACCTATCCGGCCTATGAAGATACTGAAAGTGTCGTGTCTCAAAGAAGTTTTGAAGACTTCCAGGCGGAAGAACAAGAAAACAATCAACGTGATGTAGAAGCCCGTGAACAGGAAATCGAAATCATGAAGATGTATATGCAACAAGCTGGCGTATAGCCGGCTATTTTTATGCCAAAAATTAAATCAAAGGAGTAATACTATGACTTTACGAGAATTATTAGAGTTATTGCAATCTAAGCGGAGCCAATTTGACTCTATGTCAAAAGAAGCTACCCCTAACATGGAAGAATTACGTTCATTAAACCAAGAAATCTTGGACTTGAACGAACGTATTAAATTGATGGAACAACAACGTAATTTACTTGTTCCAGACGCTACAATTGGGGTGCCTGAAAAGACTGTTGCACCTGAAGCTTCTTCAGAAGTTCGTTCCTTGTCTGATGAAGAATTAGATAAGGAATATGAGGGTGCATTCATTCGCTCGTTCCGCCGTCAAAAGTTGAGCCAACGTGACATGGAACTCTACTACGAAATGGAGAAACGTGCTAGCATGGCGCCTACTGTGGGGCACTTTGAATCTAGCGTTGATGCAAATGGCGGGTTCATTGTTCCTAAAGCTGTTTCCACCATGATTCAAGAGTACAAACGCCAAGGTCAATTTGACTTGAGCCAATTAGTAGATGTGACCTTCACTGCTGTAATGTCTGGTACCTTCACTTACGAGAAATTAGCTGAGATTACACCATTCGCCAATATTGCTCAATGGGATGAAATTCCAGAAGTTGAATCTGGCAAGTTTGAAACTAAGACATACAGTATCAAAGATTACGGTGGTATCTTGCCAATCCCAAATACCTTGTTACAAGATACAGACCAAAACTTGATGGCTTACGTTGCGCGATTCATTGCTAAGAAATCTATTGCTACTCGTAACAAGAAGATTCTTGACGTGCTGACCGCAACTTACACTGGGGCTAAAGTGGCCTTGGCTGACATTAAAGCTATCAAGAAAGTTATCAACGTAACCTTGGACGCTGCATTCTTGCCAACGGCTAAGATCATTACTAACCAAGATGGTTTTGACTTCTTGGATAGCTTAGAAGACAAGGATGGTCGTGGCTACATTGAGGACGATGTAAAAGACCCTACTAAGAAACGCCTTAAAGGGTTGGAAATTGTGGTGTTACCTAACGGGACACTTAAGACCAACACTAAGAAGGTTCCGGTCTTCATTGGTGATTCCAAAGAAGCATTGCGCTTGTATGACCGTGGCGTGTACGAAGTGGCAACAACTGCTATTGGGGGCAAGGCATTCTTGCGTAACAGTACTGATGTCCGCGTAATTGACCGATTCGATGTTATCTCATTGGATAAGGACGCATTGATTGCCTGCGAAATCACCTTACCATAGTAGCGGAGGTGCCTAGATGGAAGCCTTAGAAACTGTGGAAGTTCAGAAGGAATTCAACCCCTTTACCGATTGCTTGGTAGAGGGGTCTGAAATTGCGGATGAGCAACGATATGATCCTGACGAAATTCCAACGATTAAAGCCTATATCCTGGGTGCCCAGGCACTCCTGGTTGGTGCTGGGGCGTTCCATAAGGATAATCCGATGACTGGTACGGTCATCCGCTTGATTGTTGGTCACTGGCTAGAAAATCGTGACTCATTAGGTGAAGAACACCGGAACGCGGATTATCTTCCGCGTGCCCTGGTGGGCCTTATCAATACGTTGCGTTTTCTACCTAAGAAGGCGGTGAAGTCGGATGAAGAAGGCCAAAGCTAGTGATATGCGCCATAAGGTGAAAGTCCTTGAACAAGTGAATGAGTTTGACCCAGAAACGGGTCAAGCTATCTTCACTTGGAAAGAGGTGTTTTCACTATGGTGTCGCGAAATCACCATATTCCGTGAACAGTTGGAAACGATAGTGTCTGGTGGTCAGATACTGCGTGACCGATTGGAATTTGAGTGTCGCTATACTACTAAGCTGACAAGTGCTCATCGTGTTGAATATCGAGGGAAGATGTACCAGGTATCTATTGTCGGGGACACCTCAGGCTTATCTGACCGGATAAGGTTCCTTGCTGAAGCATTGGAAGATGGGGGTGCTCGATAATGGCTGGTTATGCTTTTGACTTAAAGGGGTTAGAACAAACCATTGCAAACTTAGATACTACGGTCCGTAAGGTTGGAGATGGTGCAAACCATGTCCTAAGAGAAGGGGCTGAAATCTATAAGAGTGCATTGGTGAATAATACGCCATTAGGTCCCGGTATTCGCTATGGGCATGCACGAGACCATGTAAAGGTTGGAAATGTAAGGACTGACAAGACGATGCACAAGTCTGTTAAGGCCGGTTACGATTCTAACGTTGCGTGGCGCATGTACTTTGTCAACGATGGTACCTATTCAAAGGGTAATCCTACTGGTATTCGCCCACGAAGAATCGTTGAGAGAACGATTAGTGCAACTGGACCATCAATTGAACGAACGTTGGCGGATGGTATTAGGTCATTGATTGGAGGTGGCGTATGAATATTGAGCGTCTGATTCAATATAAGCTGCTTAACTCTCCTGAAATTGTCAACTTGGTTGGCCGTGATACAGGCGGTGTACCGCTGATTCGGGCCAATTCAAATGTGAGTGGCTTATATCCATCTATTGTCTACCATGAAATAGCAGGTGCTGGTCGTTCTGGTGCAGATGATGATGTAGAAATGTATCGTCATACCTTTGAACTAACATATTACTGCGATGACATGGAATATACGGAAATTAGGGATCATATCCTTAAGGCCCTGTATGAAATTGGGTTTAGTCAGATTCATGTCTATACTCAACGAAACTCATTTACTAACTTGATTCACTGGACCGTCCATGTACGGTCTGTCTTTAGTCAAGAACTATATGACTTCTACATGCACCGAGAAAAGGTTTTATACGATGCCACTTATTACAAGGGTTATAAATTCCCTATCGGTAAGTTTGGAACAAAGAAATCTAAAGTATTGAGTGAACAGTAGTCACTATTACATAAAGAAAGAAGGAACTTTACATGCCAAAACGTATTGGGTTAAAGAAATTTGCTGTTGCTGTCTTAAAGACAGACACTGCTGAAGCACTGGAGTACCACAAAATCTTACAATTAGCTAAAAACATTAAGGTTGATATTAAACCTAAGACTGCTGAAGGTAAGTTGTATGCTGATGACGCATTAGATGAATCTAACTCATCTGTAACTGGGTATGATTTATCATTTGAAATCAACCAATTGGAATTAGCAGACCAAGCACTTCTATTGGGTCACAAGATTGACGAGAATGGGATGATTGCGGTTGGTCCTGACGATCAAGCGCCATGGGTTGCTGTCTTATTCGAGGCTCCTCGTTCAGATGGCTCAACAGAATACCGTGTTCTTAACAAGGTCAAATTCATGTTGCCTGACGAAACTTACGAGACTCGTGGCGAAAACCTCAACTATCAAACACCTAAGATTACTGCGGTATCTGCTTTGTGTGAACACACTGCTAGCTATGGGCAACAAGTAGTAGGTAACGACAACAACAAGGATGTTGTTGTCAACTGGTACAAGAAGGTCCAACTCTTGGGTGGCAAGACTGCTACACACGATGAAGAAGAAGGTCGTCCAAAGAAAATAGCAAAGTCGTAAGCCCTAGTCCTGCTTCTCCAGTGGGCACACCTCCTGGTGCGCCTGCTGGCCAAGTTGGGCCATAGGGCATTCAATATCGAAAGGGCGGGTAATACCGTCCTTTATTTATAAGGAGTAATCATCATGAAATTAGATATTAAAATTGGCGGCAAAACTAAAACGTTCGTCCAAAATGAAATCAACTTCAAGACTATGCGATTGGCGCTTGAATGGCAAGAACGGTTGGACAAACAGGTTGCTGCTACTATGGCAATGATTCAAGACAACATTGAGGATGAAACTCTATCTGAAGAAGAACGAGCTGAATTGTTTAAGCCTCAAGAAGATTTGGAGTTATCTGCTCAGCTTATTGTTTCCTTCTTCAATGATCAGTTTACATACGATGAATTCATTCAAGGGGCTTTCTTCCCTAGTGCGTCTGGTCTATATCAAATGGCTAGAGACATTTTTGAACTGGCCTTTAATCAAAAGGAAGTAGCTGAAAAAAAGTCCAAAAAAGTAAGCGCGACTGGTCGGAAGTAAGTCTCTTAACCATTATTAAACAGACTTATAAGTACCTGATGGATAAGTACAATTGGGATGCTAGTACAATCGACAAGCAGCCATTCTATCGGACCTTAGAACTCATTAACGATGAACTAGGGGCCGAGGAAGAAGTGTACTTCATAGACCAGGTATAAGATAAAGAAAGGGCGGTGACTTATGGCGGAAAATCTAGCAGGTCAATTGGTTGTTGAACTTTCCTTTGATGGGACGAAGTTTGACCGTGGGATTGCTTCAGCCAAGCGCGAACTTGCTTCTTTCGGTAAGGCAACAAGAACCAGCATTCAAATGACAAAGGACCATAGTTGGGCCATGAGTACTGGGCGTGTAGCCTTAAACAACATGAAGACTGAGTATCAAGGTATGAATGCCTTGTTGGATCAGTATAATCAACGTCAACAAAGCCTGATTGAATCAGGTAAACAAAGTAGTACTGCCTTCAAGCAGAACGAACGGAATATCAATAACCTTAAGGCTGAAATGTATGCCTTGAGCCAACGGTATAGCCAATTCCAAAAACAATTGCATACAGAGAATAGCTGGGCTACCAAGATGGGGCGCGGCTTTGATTACGTGGGCAATAAGATGGTTGGTCTTGGTCGTGGCGTTAAAGAAGTCGGTAACGGTCTGACTCAATTAGGTGTGATTGCATCTGCTGCCGGTGGGTACTTCATTAAGAATGCGGTTGATTATGAATCAGGATTGGTTCAAGTCCGTAAGACTACTGGCGCATCTGCTGAACAGATGAAAGTGTTCAGTGAGCAAATTATGCAAATGGGCCGTACGATGCCGATTGCGGTTGGCGAATTGGAAAACCTCGCGTCTATTGCGGGTCAATTAGGGGTTAAGCAAGATGACTTGGCCCGATTCACCCAGGTAATGGCAAAGATTGGTACGGCTACCTCGCTATCTAGTGAGGAAGCATCCAATGCGATTGCGCGGTTTACCAACGTTACAGGTACTGGGGTTGCTAATATCGAGCGTATCGGTTCGGCCTTGGTCCACTTAGGTAACAACTCTGCTACGACTGAAACAGAGATCATGTCGATGGCTAGTGCTTTGGTCGGTACATTGAATACTTTAGGGGTTAGTGAAGCTGACATTCTGGGTATCTCTGCTGCCTTAAGTTCGTTAGGTATTGCGGCTGAACGTGGGGGTTCTGCGGTTTCTAAATTCTTCGTCAATATGGCGAGTGCCGTATCTGCCGGTGGCCACAAGCTAGAAAACTTCGCTAAAGTGGCTGGTATGACGTCTGAAGAATTCAAGTCCTTGTATCAACAAAGTAGTTCTGCTGCCTTTACTGCCTTTATTGATGGGTTAGCCCGTATCAAGGCCGAGGGTGGCGATGTAGTTGATGTCCTAAACGGGATGAAAATCAAGGAAGTTCGTTTGCGTGACACCTTGCTGAAACTTGCTAATGGTAGTGAGGTGCTACATAAGTCGTTAAACTTAGCCAATGAAGCTTACAAGGAAGGGACTGCCTTAGACAAAGAGTACAATGAGCAATTGAACTCAACTAAATCTCAATGGGAAATTGCTAAGAACAACGCTTATCTATTGTCAGTTCAGATTGGTAATGCCTTATTACCTGCTATCAATGATCTGATTAACAACTCTGATGGGCTAGTAAGCAAGGTGCAAGACTTCGCTAAGTGGTTTAGTAATCTGGATGATGCGACTAAGAAAAACATTGTA